TCTATACCTGCCTGGCTGCTGCGCTTTTTGTCGTTCATCCAATCTGCCGACTATTGATACCCAGCTTGATCTAGACGGTCATAACAGCCCCGATGACCCAAATCCATCTGCAGTTCAGCGTATGTATATTTGCGCTGATTGTGCAGTGAATTTGGCCACCATGGTTATTGCCGATCGTGGCCAGAAGATTGTTACGGAAATCTGGTTCCAGGAGATGCAAAGCAACCTGGAAAACCTGTCACGTAGCAACTTAGAGAAACAGCGTGAAGTCGACGATCTTCGTCAAGCCCTGACGGTGGTCCGTACAGTAAACGAATACCATCGTCAGCAGTCAGAACCAGTAGAACAACCAGTCGCAACGCCGGAACCGCCCAGTCCCGAAAAGAAGAAAAGCTCCTTTAAGGTTGTTACCTCACCAGACAAGAAGGTGCTATAGTGGTCTGGCTAGCACTAGTTAGCCTGGGAAGCATGTGCCTCTCAGCATGGTTGATACGAGAGAACCGGAGATTGACACAGATGTTGATTGCGCGTCATCCTGGCGATTTTGTTTCTATGGTCAGGGCCGAGAAGGTCAAGTCCAAGACGAACAAAGAAGAATCTGGTGTCAACATGTGGCGTTCACCTTCTGAGGGTGTTGGTCCGTGAAGCCTTGGCAACCGCCGTCAGCTGCCGATGTGGTGGCGATGTGGACCCAGGCAGACAACTACCTGGTGAAAGAACGTCGCGACTATTGGATGAACGGGTCGTACTACATTGGCCACCAATGGATCTGGTGGGACTACACCCGCTCAATTGTTCAGGACTTGGACTACGTACAGAACTCTGACCGCGAAAGCCGTATCACTGTTGATAAGTATGGTCCTCGCACTGGCAGCCTTCTTGCTCGTTTCATGCAGCAGGAACTGACCTGGGAAGTCAAGCCAACCGGCGTTGACGACTCTTCGATGCGTCGTCAGCGGCTGCAAGAACAATTGCTCCAGGGTGAGCAGCATCACAACGATTGGGAAAGCATTCGTGAAATGACGATTCTGCAGACTCTTTTTGGTGGCGCTGCAGCTATCTGCGTTGACTGGGACCCAGATATGGGTGATGACTACATGATCGACCCAGTAAACGGTATTTCAGTGCCCATGGGCGGGGTTCGTCTTACGCCTCTTGGTATCTGCGATTTTACTCTTGAACCAGGAACGGTTGACCCGAAAGACTCTCGCTGGTGGATTCGCTGCACTGCACTCCCGCCGGAACAAGTCCAAGAGCTTTATGGTTTAGAAGAAACACCTGCACCTGACGCTGAAGCAATGCTGTCAGCTCGTGCTCGTTCACTGCTTCTTCGCCGTCCTGGTGGCAGCCCGCCCCGTACAACCGTTGTGTATGTGTACTACGAAAAGCCGTCTAGTCGTGGACCTGGCTGTGTTGTTCACGTTGTCAACAAAAAAGTCGTAAAGCAGGAAGATGTTTGGCCGTTCCCGTTCAAGCACCTCAACATGTCTCTTTTCCGTCAGAAGAAAATTCCTAACACTTGGGTTGGCCATACACTTTTGACTCCAGCTCGTGATGTCCAGTACGCCTACAACCGTGCCCGCTCGACAATTCTGGAGCACATGCGTAAGGCTGCTAACGCTCGACTCATGGTGCCAATGGGATCGGTGGACGACGCTGACCAAATCACGATTGATCCTGCTGACGTTCTGGAATACAACCAGGAAGTGGGCGAACCGCACTGGCAGACAGCTCCAGAAGTGCCTCGATGGATTTCTGGTGAAGCACAGCAGCTTGAAGCAGAACTTGATGACATTTTCCATACCCACCAAACAACTCGTGGTGAAGCACCTGGCGACCGTAACAGCGGATTGGCCCTTTCGTTGCTTGCAGAAAAAGACGACACCCCGCTCGGGCCTATGGCTCACGACCAGTCGCGGGGTTGGTCAACCCTTGCAGAGATGACGCTTTCGTTGTATCGCATGAATGCTGATAACACTGGTCTGGCGCGCTCAACAACAATTATCACTGAAAACGGTGTACCTCACACGATCCAGTGGTCAGCTAACGACATTGATGAGAAGCCAAAAGTTTTGGTTCCAATTGATGCAACAATGCCACGTAGCAAGCTTGCAACCCAGTCGATCTTGACCCAACTCGCGCAGCAATTTCCTGTTGCGTTCCAGAACGTGGATCCAAAGATGTTGTCGACGATGCTCGGCCTCCCAGACCCCAAGCTATTCCTCGTCCAGCAGGACAAAGACATGGCAAAGGCAGAATGGGAAAATGGTCTACTTATGCAGCAGGTTGCTCTTATCCCAGAAGACTTCGACGTTCACGATATTCATATCAAGATCCACAACGATCAGCGCAAGTCTCCAGCATACGAACTTATGAACCCAGAGCAGCGTCAATATCTCGACCTGCATATCCGGGCCCACATGCAGTTCTTGACCAACGAAACATCAGCCCAGTTCGCACAAGACGACATGGCTGCCATGGGAGAACAAATCGACCCAGGAGTGTACGCAGCACTTAACTCTGGGGTAGGACTACCATTGCCAGAAGAAGGCGAAGGTATGGCGGCAGGGAACGCCGGACAAGTTGTTCCCGGTCAGGTGGGCGCAGTCCCAGCTGGCTCAGAAATGGAAATTCCAGGAGGAATGCAATGAGTGATACAGGTGACGTCAATTTTGGCGATTATGTGACAGATACCACATCTGCGCCAGAATCTGCACCAGAGGCTGCACCGTCAGGTGATGTCAACTGGGAAGACCGCTACCGTAGCGAAGTCCAAGACCGGATCAAGGAGCGTGAGCGCTACAAGCCGATCCGTCAGGTATTTGACCAAATGCACCCAGACGACGCTGCAGCAGTGCAAGGTTTTGCCCAAGCGTGGGCATCTGGTGACCGCGACACAGCTATCAACTGGATGATCGAGAACGCCAAGACCCTTGCAGGTGACAACTTCTACGATCTTGCAGGCGTGAACGCAGCAGGCCAGACAGCATCAGATGTCTACGCTGAAGCCCAGTATGACGGTCAGCAAGCTAACCTCACACCGAAGCAGGTCGAGCAACTGGTCGAACAGCGTATGGAGCAGTTCCAGTACGAACAAACTGTCAACCAGTACGAGCAGGAAATCTACGTAACTTTGTCGGAGGCTGGTTATGACCCGGAAAGTCCGTTGGCCGTTGCTGCTATTGCTGCTGCTCAACAGCGGCCTGATCTTGACCTTAATGCTGCTATTTCTGACATTGAGAATCAAATCCTCCGTCAAGCGCAAGCAATCGTTGGTCGTCGCCAAAACCCGTCAGCAGGAATGCCAACAGGCGTCCCGTCAGGGATCCCCTCCTCGATGTCTCAGGACATGAGTCCACGGGAACGAGCGATGGCTCGTTTGGAGCAATCAAACTTTTCTTCCTGAGTCCTTGACAACAGACTAAATATTCTGTTGAATAGTGGTATAGGTGCCAGGACAGGCTCCTTACATATCTCAACCTATAGGCACACTGACGGACAGTCCGGTGCGTGATCTCATCGGAGATGAGTAACGAAGCCAAGTGGTTGGTCCTAAAAGTCCAAAACCATTTAGCACATTGGAGTAAACAATGCCAGCATCACTATCCACCGTTGATGCAATCCTTAAGGATGACTATAAGGATTTCATCGAACAGCTCAACGACGCGATGTTTCTCATCTCGCAAGTTGAGACTCGCAAAGACACCGTTCAGGGCCGAATTGCCCGCCACGCCATCCACCTCGGACGTTCGTCCGGCGTCGGTGCTCGCGGCGAAAATGGCACTCTCCCGACAGCGGGCAACCAAGCCTACGCGACGGTTCCGGTCCCGGTCCGTTACGTCTATGGCCGTATCCAACTGAGCGGACCGACCATCCGTCAGGCAGTTACCGATCGCGGAGCCTTCGTGGACGCGCTCGATGCCGAAATGATGGGCATTCGCCAGGACGCAATGAAGGACGTCAACCGTCAGCTGTGGGGAACGTCAAACGGCGTTATCGCTCAGTGTGGCACCACGACTGCAGCAACAACTGTTGTTCTTGCAAGCACAACCGGCTCAACCGCACTCCGTCAGCTTTACTTCGACGGTGGCATGGTTGTTGACATTGGAACTGTTGCATCGCCAACCACGATTGCCTCGGCTCGTACCGTCACATCGGTCGACACCACGAACAAGACCATCGCCATTTCTGGTGCTGCCGTCACGACCTCTTCTTCGCACTTCGTCTTCCGTACGGGTGCAGGTGGAGCATCGAGCAACACCGGTCAGCCTGGTGACGGACAGGTCGAACTTACTGGCGTTCAGACGATCGTCAGCGATTCGGCAGTCCTCCACACGATCAACCCGTCAAGCCAGCCCAACTGGAAGGCCTACGTCAACAGCAACGGTGGAACAAACCGTTCAGTGTCGGAGACCTTGATCACTGGTGCAATCATGAAGACCCTCATCGCCTCGGGCAAGAAGCCAAACCTTCTCGTCTCGGCTGAAGGTGTTCACCTGTCAGTTGCAAACTTGTTCCTGTCGCTTAAGCGCAACATGGAGCAGACGCAGCTCAAGGGTGGCTACGCCGGTATCCAGTACTACTCACCTTCTGTCTCTGGCAAGGGTGACGAAGGCCCGACCGTGCTTTACGCAGACTTCGACTGCCCGAACAACAAGCTCTACGGTATTAACACCGAGTCGCTTGTGTGGCACCAAGTTGGCGAAGGCTGGTCGTTCATGGACATGGACGGCGCAGTGATGAACCGCAAGCCAGATCTCGATGCTTACGAAGCAACGTTGACCTGCTACGCGGAGCTCGCCTGTAAGCAGCGCAACAGCCACTTCGTCATCAGTGACCTGACCGAAACCACGATTTAATCATGGCCGCGTCAGTAAGTATCACTACTGGTCCAGAGGTTCCTGGCAACCGCAAGATGACCACCGCCTCCGTGACATTCGACAGTTCGTATGCCACGGGTGGCGAGGCTATCTCGCTCGGAGACCTCGGTTTCGTCCGGCTCGATATTCTCCTGGCCCACGCGGGCCAGGGGTATCTTGCCCGATGGGACGGATCAACAACGACTCCGAAGATCCTGCTCTATCGTCAGACAGCTGCAACTGGCGCACTTGTTGAAGTGCCCAGCACAACAGACGTCTCGTCGGTGGTTGTCCGGGTCCTTGCATTCGGAGCCTGATAACAAGTCGTTAGCCGGGGTGGGTGTTTCCTTCCTTTCTACCACCCCGGCTAACTTACTCTCGGAGGAAAAATGAGAGCACATGATTTAATGCAGAACCACATCCCAGGCGCAGATGCTTGGGCTGAGGTGAACAGTGACGTTTACGACATTGCTCGCCGCGTTCGGGAAGGTGATGAGTCGGGCTGGCGTGGCGATCCCAACGCCAGCCTGATGTTCAATCCATTGACCCAACAATTTGAGGTCTGGATGGTTGACGGGTTAAACCAACCCTATATCGCTTGTTCTTCATCGAGGTGTGATCATTCACTCATCCTCAAACTCATAGAAGGCGACTGGCAAAAGGGTCACAAACTCCTTGAGGATATACAGAAGAAAAACCACGCCGCTCAACAAGCTAAGGAAGATGCCAAGAGGGACAAAACGCAGGAGCTTGCTGATAAGCTTCATTGGGCGCTCATTAAAGACATTGGGCACCTTGAGGGTGGAACCAAGCGAATGTACTCAATGAACGAAAAAGGCAAGTGATGGCTACTTACACGGCTTCTCATGCTAAAACCTTTACCTTGTCTAATGGCGTAGTCGACACAGTTGTTCTGACTGGAATTGGCAACCACATTGCTTTTGCCGTCACCGCTAACCATAAGCCTATTTACTTTACCCTAAATGGCCCTGGTCAAGAACTCCCAGATCCAACAGTTGGTGGAGATAACTGCTATTGCGTAGATTACCAGTCTGTTTTTAGTGGTCCGTGGACCGGGGGGCCGGTGACTTTAAAGCTCATCGCTGCTGGTAACCCCACCCTTACAGTCATGTTATTTACCTAACCCAGCATGTTATATTGAGGTCATATGGCTACATACACTGCAAATATCGCTACCACGCAGACCTTGACCGCCAACACCGTCGATACCGTCACCCTTACTAGCCCGGCAACCCGAGTCACTGTTACGTGTTCGTCTGCTGTTGGGACAGGAACGGTCTATTTCACTGTTGGTTCCGGTTCTGCTACTACCCCTACCGTTGGAGGGTCTAACGCCTATGCCGTTGTCGCGGGCAGCTCTTTTACGGTTGACTTTGATGGGTCATTCCCTACAGTCAAGCTGATTTCATCTGCGGCCCTGACTTATACGGTTGCTGCAGCTTCAGTGTTCAATAAGCTTGCTGATAACACCGTCGACAACGCAACCCTGCAAATCGCAAGTGGAATCGTGTCTGTCAAGGACGGCGGTATTACTGCTGCTAAATTTGCTACTGGCGCAGTTCCTGATTTTACAGGCATGGTTCTTCCATTTGCTGGTAGTACTTCTCCTACTGGCTGGTTGCTGTGTTATGGACAAGCTATTAGTAGAAGCACGTATTCTGGTCTTTATGCGGTGATTGGAACCGCCTACGGTTCAGGCGATGGTATTAACACATTTAATATCCCTGACCTACGCGGTCGCGCCATTGCCGGTTTGGACAATATGGGTGGCTCGGATGCTGGTCGCCTTGATTGGGTAAACACTCTTGGGACAGTCGGTGGTGCTCAAACTCATACATTGAGTTCTGCAGAAATGCCGTCGCACACCCACACGCAGGACGCCCATAGCCACGGTATTACAGACCCAACACACACTCACGGACTTTCAACCAAGAGCAACGCTGGAGGATTTAGTACGGAAGCCCCAGCAAGGGCTTTGTATGGAGCCGATACTGCCGTGTCGACAATGGCTGCTTATACTGGAGTTACGGTTAACAACGCAACTGCGACCAACCAAAACACTGGTGGTGGCGGGGCGCATAACAACATGCAGCCGACAATCTTGCTAAACTACATCATTAAGGCTCTTTAAATGAACCGTGGCGAGATCCGTGATGCAGTCAAGCAGCGCATGGCTATCCCCTCAACCGGGGATGGTCAGCTAACCGACGCTGTACTGAATAGCCTCATTAACCAGGCCCTCACGGTCATCTCGGGTGAACACGACTGGCCCTGGCTGCTGACGAGTACTACCGTCACATTCAGCCCAAGTACAGCCTCGCTGCCATCAGACTTCATCAAATCTCGCGCCCTGATCTACAATACCCTGCCGGTGCAGTGGGTTCAGCTTGAAGACTTCCTTGACCCAGACCGCTTCTTTGCACCGTTCAGCTGGACAATTATCGGAGCCACAGCTCAGGTCACCCCTGCTCCAACGAGCAACATTGCTACAACCCTTTACTACTATCGTCGAGAGCCAGACCTATCAGCAGACGGTTCAACCCCGCTGATGCCATCAC